GATAATATGTAAAGCCTCTGGCACTAAATCACTAGAGATCTTAGACCGTATAACTTCATCCACAATTTGTGTGGGTAAGCTCTCTGTCTCAACTACAGTTATCTTAGTCTGTATGTCAGAAGTAAGTATGGTAGGGTTTGTATCATTCTGTATTACCGTGTCTTCAGGTGGATTAGTTTCTACCTTAGTTTGGTTGTCATCTACTACAATTATCTCACCAGCCATGATGTACTCCTATCTGGTAGTCTCATCGTACGCCTTAATAGACCCCCTACACAGTCGCCTAACATCTGTATTAGGAAAGATAATCTCTAAGCCATAGACACCAGATAGCCAGTCCCAATCGGTAGATAATACGTCAGACACATATAGGTCAATAGTTCCTGCCGCATCCCCTAACTGTATTCCACCATTTTCTGTGGTGAGTTCGTGGAGTATCACATCTGAGGTGATCTCTGGCCTAATCTGCATACGAGCAGTAGCACCTGTTAAGTCTATAGGGTCTTGCGGATCTACTTCATACGTCCATATAAATCTATGTCGAAATGTAGACCCTTTTTCAATCTCTATGTTTATGACAACACTACGTCTTGATATTTTAACAGCCATGCTATGTACCTGTAATGAAAAATGAACTCAAGTTCAACTTAGACAAAATATTGTGGCAAGGTTTCGTCTCCTACTACTTTACCAACTGCTACACCATTGAATATTCTAACATCACCGCCTATAGCATACCGTATTGAATTGCTTTTTGGTATATCTTTCAAGCCAGTAGGAGTGGCTACCTGCAACACTGAGCCTTTGTCTACAACTACTGTGCCTATGGCGGCATCCGCACTAGGTAGCAGTAACTTTTTAAGACTAGCTATGGAATTACTCATATACGTGGTCTCTCTATGTCTAAGTCAGTGAACAGATCGGCCTCAGTAGCACTGTGTGATATGCCAATTATCTTTCCTCTCCATACTCGGCCTTGCAGAGCATCAATGACTTCTACTATCTGGCCTACTCTTACGTTAGACCTATAGTTTGTGGATAGGGATATAGTATCAATAGGCTCATTGTCCTGTATTTCTGTAGTACCCCTGTTAACTGCCACAGTCACATTGCTGAGAAGAGGATCAATGATGTCTGGACCCCGTATATCCCCTGGTGATCTTATGACAATGATATCTACGGACATTAGGCTGTATGTCCTGCAATGAATACTACTACAGGAAACTCGGTAGACCCGTTAACTGTTAGTGGTACATTATTCAGTCTATACGCTACATAGGTTGCTGTATAGCTTGCTTTAAGTACGGCTACTGCCTCTGTCGGTATACTGACCTGCGTTTCTGTAGCAGTAACTGCTCCACCTACTGTACCAAACCACTGAGATGAGAAGCCCCCATTATTAGGGTATGATAAATTCTTAGACCGCTCATTAGCAAAGATCAAGTAACCATCGTTGCCTTCACCTACCTTATAGGGAGCACCTGCCGATATGGGTGTCAAGTTACCTATGCTTGTAGTAATATCATCAATGACTACTCCAGCACTTTTGAAGATCAGAATAACTGGATCATCAATACCTGGAACAAACTGAGTATTACCATTGTTCATACCATCTGGTCTACCATCTACTTCTGCTGTAAGAATAGCTGAGCTATCCTCGTCTTTAGTGAATTGCACAGTGACGCTCGTTGTGTACTGTTTAGCTGCCATTTTACTGATCCTCTATAACATATTGAACTGGTGTACCTGCTACGCCCTGCGTATCACATATTAGGCACTTAACTTTATATTTAACTAGAGCTAACCCGTATCCGTTGTGTACAGTAAGGTCTGCTGTTAATTCACTTTCGTATTGTTTATGAATTATAGCCCCTAAACTTACAGAGTACCATGTTATGCTCGTGATACTCTCTGCTATAAAGGACAGAGCACCTTTACCATCTACAAACTCAACTACCTGCTCTTCGTCTCTAGTGTCCCATGTTTGCGTACCTATAAATGCAGTACCTGCATCTGTAGTCTTAATTAAGATACCAAGCCTCCACGGTGTAGGGTATGCACGTAACACACCTTTTAACTCGTTAGTTTCATCTGGTATGAACTCTAAAACGTCCCCATAATCATTGTCACTGTCAGTGACTCTGTACTTGTTATAGCCTGATCTAGCCTCGTAGTTCTCACTCGCAGATAGGTTGTCTTGCAGATCAGCATAGTAATGGTCTACCGTAGAGGTAGGATATGCATTAGTGTTAACTATGTACTTACTGCGAACTATTAAACTACCATCTAAGTCAGAAGTAATGATAGCCCCAAACGTGCCAAGTATGGATACCACTAAGTCCAGTGGCTGAGCATTAGTAGCCACCACTAGATTAGCAGGGATATACCAATCAGTGAAGTCCCAAGTAACTGATTGACCTAATATGTCTTCTACAATCTCACTTGCTAATGTTGCAGTATCATACGACACAGTGACTGAAGATGACCTTGGTGATCTGAGAGACATAGCAGGACTCTGCCCCTCTACCACTATAGATGACTCCGCTGGGCTTCCTCTATCCACACTCTTAGTGTTGTACTGGAATGTATACACCTCACCACGAAGGTCAACTGTAAATAACGCACCCTCTACAAACTCACCATAGTAAGTAAGGTCTTTCAGTATCATTCTACATGTCCACACAGGGTCGCTTTCTGCTATAGCTATGTTAGTCTCCAACAGCTCTACCCATTTTCCGTTTATGTATGCACGAGGTGGGGCTAACATTGGTGGTATTACTGTATCTGCCTGTAGTGTCCAATAACTAGAGTGGTCAACCACTACGGTGTTGTGTCCTAGTATGCCCCAGTCACTCTCGTGCTGTACGACAGCAGGATACACACGAGTGTACGTAGCTTCATGTTGCTTTCTGTTTATAGTAAATATGGTGTACACAGACTCATGTTGTGCATTTGCGTACCCAAGATTATTGTACTGAGCTGTATGCTGATATACGACCATAGGTGGTGAGTCATACAATGCAGTATGTCCAGCTCGTATAAACGATAGGTTATTATAGTTAGATACATGCTGGTTACGTGCTATAGGGAATTGGGTGTATGTGGACACATGTTGCTGATTCACTATAGCAAAGTCACCCCATGCAGCTTCATGCTCCGCTGACACTATGTAGTTGTATATGGATTCATGCTGATTAGCCACTGTCTCAATAATAGTATCGTAAGGTGCTTCATGTTGTGCATTGAACACGCCTAGCTCTATATACGGGGCAGTATGTTGCACTGACATACTATAGTGGATAAGAGCTACATGCTGATTAGCCGCTCTAGTCTCATATAGTGCTTCATGTTGTGATACAACGGATAGGCCATACGAGGATTCATGTGCATAACGGACTTTAAAGTACGCATCAAACATGTACTCTTGGCTTATATATTTATACAGGTCAACATCTACCGTCCATTCCTGTCCTAATTCAAACTTAAACAAAGTCTTATCTCCTGGTGGTAAATATGATACAAATATCTGTGTTGAGTATGAAGATATAAACAAGGGGTTACTTGTGTTATTTACTGTACTAGACCCGAATATCATTAATGGGTGAGCACCGTCTCCCCAATAACTTAGCATAAGAGCGTTGTGTGGTGGGCTTCCTTTCCATGCCTCAAAGTACTCTCTAGGTGTGCCTGGGTATGCAGAAGGCTCTGTAGACCCATACGCTAATAATGCTGGTGAAGCAGGGGTAGTTAAGATATTCTCACCGTACGCACCTACACCATCCGCTGACTGAATGTAAGCCACACGCTCTGCTGTGGTCTGCCAACCTACAGGGAAGAGTAGAGAATTGTGTGCCATGTATTCCACATAGCCCATGTTATGACTGTGTATATGGGATACATCAGGGCCATACCCATTCCATATCCCTTCAATAGCTGCTAACCCGAAGTTATCCCTATGATTATTTACATAGTCTAGTAACTCCTGCACAAAGTCCATACTTGTTATTAGGTATTCTAGCCCAAGCTCAGATTCTCTCAAGTTAGCACCAGAAGAGTCTAAAGCATACTGCATGTCCAGCTCTAGGCTTATAGCTCGTACTGAGTACTCCTGATCTATCTCCCATCGTGATGCTACTAGCTCCATGAGCCTTGGATATTCATGACCTAGCTCAAATATGGCATCACCTAGTGCATACTGCATGTCCAGCTCTAAGATTATAAGAGATAACCCAGAGGCATTTACCACACAGTTGTTTATACCAGCAGCATTTATTGGCCTAGAGTTTATAGCACTGGATATAGGGCAATCAGCACCCACCCCTCTGGTGTTATATGATATGTCCCATTCTTTTCTTACACGTTTGTCTGACTCTGGGATACTTATATCATTTATTCGCTCATCATTTACATCAAAAGTATACTCTTGCTTCGGTGGTACAGGAGACCCACCTACTGCTGCCATAATAAGAGTATTACGGCTTTTTATGCCAATAGAATCATGTATTACAATGGATGCTAAGGGGTCAGTTAGCTGTACATTGCCTAGTTGCACCCCGTTGTCTCTTGATCTCTCGTACACTGCATCAATCGTGTGATCATGGTAGAGAGAGGCAGACCCGTCCACTGTTATGCCAAGTATGCCACTAGCATTTATATCCTGTGAGTTACTTAATGCAGTACTAGATGGTCGAGTACGTTGCCCTATACCCTCTAATGCGTGGTCATTAGTTATGTTAATGGACGCATCTTTATATGTAGCATTTATCCACTGATATACTACAACATCATCTACAGCAAACGGATTAGTATCTGGGTAGTTACTGCTGTTAGCTGTACCTTTGAATCTGACTTTGACATCAGAGTTGGTATAGCTGTTGAGGTCTAATGATTTGTTATTCCAGAAATAACTATCACTAGCATCTTGGAATGTGTCTGCTGAGGTTCTGATAAACTCAGTAACCCATGCAGATCCGTCCCATACTTGAACTTCAAATGTGCCTGGTGCATAGCCATTAGCAAAGTACCAATGCAGAGAGTAGTAAAAAGATGCATAAACTCGGTAAGTGGTGGGGTCATACGCAGTTATTGTATCGAGATTAGCTACATCATTTATATTAGCAGGGGTATATTCTACGAAGTTACCCCCTTGAAAGCCTGAGTCAGGTCCTGTACCGTAGTTACCACCACTACTAGATACCACAGACCAATCACCATTATCTCCTGCGGCATTTTCAAGATAAGGCCCTAGACTTCCATCAGTGAATTGAGAGATATGTACTACAGTCGGTTCGCCCTCTTCAATAATCAAAGGAACAGTAGAGCTACCCTCTGCCTCAGTGGGTTGCCCTTCGTCCTTTACAACCATAATGTTGTACAAACCAAACGCAGGCATGGTAGGTATTATTAATTCTATCTCATCATCTGCCCATGAAGCTGTGCTCGCCTCTACCGCCACTGTAGATGTATCTAATGTGAACGCATCCAGTATAAGAACTTTATCGTTAACGCCTTTGGTTGCCCCAAAGTTACCACCTACAATGTTCACAGACTCGCCAACACTGGCGTATTCTTTAGGTGGATCTATAAATTCAATAAAGGGAGAGAGGTCTACATAGTCATATACCATTTCCCATTTCTGGTTAGTATTCCATGTACCACCATTAGGGTTGCCTTCAGTAGGCCATGTAGCTGGATATGATGCAGAGGGATCATTAGATACAGAAGAGGATGAGATGAACCAACCACCAGATGGCCCCCAATCTGGAACATCGTTATAGTGATGGAAGTTACGACCAGATCCAGCTTGTCCTTTTACTACAACCCAGATAGGTTGACCAGAAGGATATACGCCTGTTAGGGTGAAAGTGGGTGCATCCCAATCCACTCTAGTAGTATTCTCCACCCATTCTTCAATGAGGACAGCACCTGTAGGATCGTCTACTGTGCCACCTGAATATACTGCGAATCTGAGGTCAGTTTGAGTAGCTGCCTGACTACTGGAGTAGGTAACTTGTAAAGTTAATCCTGTAGCTGTCCCATGCCATTCTGGTATGAGATAAGAGATCATCCATACAGCTTCTACGACTGTGCCATAACCTGTGCCGTATGTAGCCCCTACTCTGTTCTGTGGCATACCTCACTCCAAATATTTACTAGGTATAGATAGAGTCAAACTCGCCAGCTAAGAATCGGAAGATGTCGTTGGTTTGTATATCTCTTGCTATATTTAAAATACCATAATATAGCACATTACCAGAAGTACTTGCGTCCATGATCGCTATGTGTGTGATGATGCCCCACCCTGCTGTGGCCTTAGTAAACTCCCAATCTTCATTATTGCTTGTAGTCTTCAAGGCAGACGCAGTAAAGCTCCGTGTCGTGCCATCAATAAGAAGCCGTGAGTAACTGCCACCAGATGCTTCATCTTGACTGCCTTCTGCATTATCGTCCAGACCGTTAACTGATGTAAATAATGCTATGTACGTGTTAGGTGGTGGGCTATACACTGTACTTCTTAGTACGTGGTTATTAAGTAGATCCGCTAGATACGTAGAGTGTGCCATTATGTTTTACCTGTTGTGACCTGTGTAATAGGTGTAGTTGCTTCAGCTATTTGCCGTCCAAGTGTCTCTAATGCTGAGGGAGATTCACCACCATGCAGTGCTGGTGTGTACAGCGTGTTAGATACACTATGCAATACACCATTTAGCATGTCCTTAAATCTACTGATATCACACGCAGGCATCTGCTGAAGAGCAATGCTTACACCCTGAGAAGGCCCACCGTTATTAGCTATAATGTGTGCTGCGGTATCCGTAGCTAACTTCACTAAATAGTATTCTGCTTCTGCATTTTGTAGCAATTCATATACCTCGTCTTCCGTGGTATCGTTATTGAACCCAAGTTCAATTTCGCAAGCTGCAAGATTCTGCTCGTGCTGTAGTATCTCTCGCTCTCTCCCCAGCATGGTTCTATTAAACGCCTCTAGCCGTCTGTACTGCCTACTTATCTTTAGGTTAAGAAGCTCTGATCTATCTGGGTTATCTCTTGTATTATATAGCTTCTTTTTTAGCTTCTTAATACGCAAGTTCAATACGGCAATGTCATATTCACTATCTGCCTTACCGCTGTACGCTATTTCCAGTTCTATAACACTCTGCCTAAAGCGTCTAGCTGGTGTTAGTTGAGACCCGTCCACAAAGTTCTGTATAGCATAATTGCTTTGAGGTTGTGAGCAAGCGTTCATGTATCTTTTTATATTGTCCATATTGTTACCTGTTATTAAGATATTAAAGTATCACCGTGTACTACTGCACCGAAACTGGGTACATCATAGTTTACACCAACTGCTATAGTTTCTGTAGCTACTGTGAAAGTGAAAGGGTTATCAGCTCTATATGCCCATATTTTCACAGTGTCGTGTGCCATACCCCTTACATCAGATACGCTCACTGGCGTAACTACACCTAGTATAGAATAGGATGTTCCTGACTTCTTTATTATGGTATCAATAGGCCCATACCCACCAAATATATACCCTATGTTTGTATCAATATTGTGTGACCAAGCAGCAGGGTTCTTAACTGTAGTAGGTAACGTACTGTAATATGCTGTTTGGTTTGAAAAGTTGACAGTAGTTATCGCATTATATGGTGGGTCATATCTTGACCCTAGAAATATCCCTTCATAGCTAGTGGAGAATGTAGCATGAGTACTGTGCCCATACTGGAGTACTTGTGTTATGGCGTACCGTATAACTATAGTAGAGGTATCAAGTATGAGTAATGCAGTGTTATACCCTTCTGCACTAGATATCGCCATAGCTTGTGAGTAATCCAGGCCAGCGTACATAGCTAACATGGCATCTGCCCCCTTGTATCTTATAGGGGCTGGCACACCTGTTGACGTGTATGTGTTACACGCATACGAATATATCGCATGAGGGTTAGTGCTGCTAACAAGGATAGCAATACCTCGTGGTACTACGTTAGCAGCCGCTGTGGGATCTACGAGTTCTGTGTACTGCTCACTCATACTCGACCTCACCAACATACCCGTTTCAGTAGCTATATTAAATTGATGACACTGGGACGACCTCATGGTGTACGCGGCAGTTACCGCTATGGATGAAGCAGGAGCTACGGTAGTTTCATGCAGTACCTCGCCATACACCGTACCCCAGCTATCCATAGTCCATAGACGTATAGTGTACGTAGTATTAGGGTTCAGTGTAGGTACTATGCCTTTATCCCACTGTATAGTGAACCCTATTGTGAGACTGAAGGTAGATAAGGTTACTATGAATAACAGCTCCTGTAACTTATCTTTGATAGCGTACTGGTATATCCCTACTGTGCAGTCCTCCGTTACCGTTATGTGAACAGCCGTGTGCATTGCAGGGTTTATGGTCTGGGTAGCCCCTGATGGGTTGATCACGTTTAGTGGCCTTACTACTCCTCCTAAAAAAGAAGAGTATTCATGATCTATTAGATTGTGTGGGTTAACAATGGCCTGACTACCTAATGCTTCTGGTAGTCCATGTATTTGCCCTAATCTTGGTAGGCTGTAATCTTTGGACATTAGCACATGCTCCATAAGTCTGTGGCTGACCCGATAGGATCATGATAATCTGTTATCCAGTCCCTAGATGTGTTGTATTGTCTATGTCTGTTTGTCACAATAGCGGCAGTGGCATTACATAGAAGAGCACCATCTATACTTTGGGCTTGGTTCTCTCCGTCACATACTACTTGATGGGCATTACTGCCATACGGCTGTCTGTAGTAGTTAGTAAAGGTGGCTGTTACTGTATCAGTACCTAAGTCGTACTTCAGTATAGATGGGTTAGAAGCCGATCCTGTCCATATATAACTAGACATGTCCCTGAACAGCACCAATACAGATGGGTCCCCTACCTTATAGGCCAAAGAGAACGCAGTAAGTACAGCATCTGTAGCACACTCCACTTTGTTCATATACCCTAGTGTCCTAGATCCTGCATTATCATACGGATGCAGTATATATCCTATTACGTTGTTACATGCAGAAGAGATATATCTGGTGTTACTAGCGTCTGTCACACCTGTAATTACCGCACCGTTCTCTAATGCTAAGTCATACTTCAATATAGCATTATCAGCGTCAGTTGTTCCGTATGCACACACCCACGCATATACAGTATTAGTGAAAGTATGCCCGTACGTAGAGTTATTAGGCATAGCTAGGTTATTACGCATAGACACAGGGTCTATTGATAACCTGTGAACGATGCTGTACGTGGAAGTACTTCCGTTAGGATCTCCTCCACCAAAAAAGAAGATATACCCATTAGCAGCTGATATAGCCCCACTCCCATGTCTCATGGCATATTTAAGTTCTATGGGTGATGACTGCAACCTAGTGGCAAATATATTCCAATCAAACCGATCAAGTGTTCTTACAGTAGCACCAGCAGTGGACTGACCTCCTGCTATGTATGAGTATTTGACTCCAGTAGCCTTATACACATCCATATATGATCCAGCCTCGCCATGCTCCATCCATGCAGCCGCAGGTGCATATATCGTCACTCTCTCGTAATACTGTAAAGGAGGCCAAAAGGATATGTTACGAGGCCCTACAATACGGTACATGTTGTAGTGGCTATCGTTATACATACGACCGCCCATGTCGTGAACCTCAAATCTAGTACAAGGTAGACCATTTCTAAACACGTTCACTGCTTGGAAATCTTGCAAGGTATAGCCCATGTTAGGCAAGGCTCTAACAGATGGGTACTGTTTATCTGTCATATCCCCTTCTATCGTATGATAGATAAACGACCCATTGTTTATATTTTTGTATACCCTCGATTCATTGTCTCGTCCTACAGTAATACTGGACATAAGCACAGATCCAAACGAGCTACCACCGCCTCCAGAAGCTAATGCCTCTTCAGCCTTAGCTAGTGCTTCGTCTGCTGTGCTTGTTGTATCTTCTAGTTTGGTAGTCAGGTCGCTTAGCGTTTTAGCTGTGACATTGGCTGACACATACGTGTTTATAGGCCAAGGCTGCTGTATGCCTTCCACCCCTCTGGATACCGTAAGTGTGTCCCCTGTCCTGCTCTCAAGACTTACCACTTCCCATTTAGTGTATGACACATCGTGTAGGGTTATGAGTTCATACTCCCCGAAGCCTGGTGAGGTAAACAGACCACCTGTGCCTAGTGATATCTCAAGAGAAGTGTTGCTGTTGTCTATAGCTGTCTCTAATATAGTAGATGCTGTATTTGAAAATAGCTGTGTCATAATATAAATTCCACCGTTGCTTGAGTACCATCAGGCCATGTACCTTCTGGTGTACTAAAATATTTATGTTTATGCCAAGTTATCTCGTCATCTGAATACACTACCATAAACCCCAAGGCAGTAGAACTGTACCCACGACCAGCGTTAATTGCTATAGTTACGGGAAGTAGAGGGGATGGAAATTGATACCCTGCACCATGCCCTTGGTATATCGAGCACTCAGTAGATAGGTTAGAGTCAAACGCTTCCGATATGCTCCTATCATTACATGTGATCCACGCAGTAGGCGTACCTGACCCTACTAAGTTAGACCCCCCTATCGCATTTCTAAATTCTATCTGACGTACAGAGAAGTAACTACCATTACGTGCTATATCACCAACTAGGATTCCCCAGTATTTATGTGACTGATAAGGCATACCTGCTTTCTTTAATCCTATGCTGATACGATGACTGTACCATCTATGACCCCACGGTATCTCTGGGTACACTTCTGCAAGTTCATGCTGTGTAGTATCACCAATCAACTGCCAATTCATTAAGTCATTAGACCCATGTAATATGTATCCACTAAGTGTGGTCTCTATGCACAAATTAATCTTATATAAGTGAACACGCCTGTTAAAGTCTATATAAAGGGATGGTGAACTGTTCTGTGTATAACTAAGAAACTGTAGAAACCCAGCAGCACCTAGACGCATTCTCGATAGCCAGTAATCCGTGGATGTTCTTGGCTCTACGTCCGACCATATAGTTACAGCCTCATCCATCATAATATTAGGGGAACTCTCGCTCTCCCTTATATCTATGAAATGGTATCTCCCATGATAGCTAGATGAAGGTGCTATGGGCTGAAGTTCCATACGTCTATTATCTGGTGTGAATATCCGTAGATATCTGAACTTTGTGACTCGTGGTCCGTAGCTTTTATTTGCTGGTACAATACCTCCCAACTTAGTAGTAGATATACCGTACATCATTCACTCCACGCCCACCAAGCATACTGTGTGCCTAGTGTGTTCACTTCTGCTTGGTCTGATTTAAGCTCAAACCCTGTATCATTGAGGGTTATTATTGACGTATAAGTAGTGTATGGATTACTAAGGTCAGCCAAGTACCCATTCTGCACATACACGGCATTATCTGCAATACCGTCATATATCCGCTTTATTACTACAACATGTGGATTGACACCCAGCGTGTCTATTATAGTGCCAGATATAGTGCCATCCCCTGTATACGTACCAGCAGAAAATAGACCAGGTGCTTTGTCTATGCAGATAACACCAGCCCACGTACTAGGGTATTCATCATGAAAGGTTATCTGCTTTTCTGTTATACCGATAATAGGAGTTGTAGATGTTTTTTTAGTTAAGAATAACGTGTTGCCATAGTCAGGGTGTGTAAGCCCTATTATAGATCCGCCATCAGTGAGCCAGATACAATCTGGTATTTTACCTAAAGGATTTATAGACACGGATACATCGCCTACTGTAGCCATATCCCTAGCCGTAGCTACCCCTAGCTCTGGGTTATTAGTAAAGCCAAACGCACTATACGTTTCTCCTCCTATAGAGAAACTACGAATATATGTATGATTAGGGTCCCATGAATTAGTAGGTTCATGACCTATACCGTTTGCAAAACCTGTCTTAGTGAGTAGAGTACAGTTCTGATACGTGCTACTGCTATATCTGTCATATCCCTCACCTATTACATTACGTATAGCCGCCTTATCGAGCCACATAACAGAGAATGTATGACCGCCTGAGTCTCCTCTTGTCTTAAAGAGTAGATACAGGCTTAGTTGGCATCCTGTCTGTATAAATCTCCCTATGTTGACCCAGTATAGATGAGTAGATGGGGTGGTATTCCACATGGTTTCTGGATCATAAGTGTCACCAAGGATAGATGCATCTACAACTACGTCTTTTATGTGGTCTAGCGTACCTGGCCTGAAGTATCTGACATGCCATTCGTTATCATTATAGTCTGAATGAAACCGACCCTCTGGGATCACTAGCCTCCAGTATTTCGCTTTTATCTTTGTGTGAGGTATCCATATATAGGCAGGCAGGTCATTAGCAGCACTGGACTTCTCAAAGTAGGATACGAATATCGCAGGCAGTTCAAATCTATTCCATGTATACTTATCTGTGGACCACTCACAATGTAACTGTACGGATATACGACCACTTCCATACGTATCAAGAAAAGAGTTATCGCAGGATATAGCTACGTGTGTAAGATTAGTAGGTACATCAAACTCACAGCCAACTGCTGCTAGAGTTTTAACTAGCTTAGGCTCAGTCCACCAGTCTACTGGCACTACTACAAAGTCACTATATGTACCGATACCTGTCCATCTACCCGTCCACATGCGTTTACGGCTCTTGTGCACTTTAGAGTCACTGGCTATAGGCAGTACCTCTTTATTCGGTAATCCGTAAGGCTTTCCAGGCATTAATAGTCACCACCCCACGCAGTTATATGCAACGGGCTTTCTATGGTTGTGTAAAGTGAAGCGTATAAGCTATCACCTGGTGCTAATGTAAGGAATCTGTCTGCTGGATCTAAATACTCAGCGTACACATAATCCAGTAAGCTGGCTACAGGTGCAGGCACACCAGATATTCTGTTGTACAGTGGCACAGGTATCTCTGATATTAAATGATAGTTGGTAGCATTCTCTATCCATAGCCGTATAACGGACGCAGTAGATATAGCGTCTGAGTGTACAGCACTTATGGCATGTACCCTTGACCCATTATCTACATCTGCTTGGAATAATTTAATAGTGCCTGACCCATCTGCCGTAGTGCTACCTAGTAGTAGCTCTATTGACGAGTTTCTTATACCACCCACAAATATAGGTTGTGCATTAGCTGCCATGTGTTCTCCTAGATGAACTCAAGTTCATTACTTAAAGTTTTGATAAGCGAATACTGTTAATACAGATCCTACTTGCTCTTTCTGCAAGAAGCGGTCAAGTGTGTCTTCAGTTATAGAAGCCTTTACTATAGCTCCTGCTAACCATGATCGTATTAGTCCCTCATGACCTCGCTCTACCTCCATTATGTCACCTACCCTGTCGATCATCTTAACGACCTCCCAGTATGTGCCATCCGTGATCGTAAGTAACTCAAATTCTGCCAAGGTTGGTGCAGTGAATAGTCCACCGTCAGTGGTAGCCACTGATATAGTGGTATCAGCAGTATCAATGTTTGACGTAAGGTATGTCTGTGCAAAGTTACTGTATATCTGCATGGCTATCCCTTGTTGTTTAATATTGAAATGTGTATGGATACGTCATCTGGTGTTTCTTGACTTTGTGCATAGTCAACAAAGTCTCTCTTAAACCATATAGGTATAAAGTCATTCTGCGTTAGCATGGGAAGAGTATAGCAGGTATCTTCTGATGTGGCTAAAACGAAGTCAACGCCAGTAGGCTCTACGTTCTCGGAGGATACTGACTGGGCTATAGAATTAATACCAGAAGGATCTGCCCCTATATATATTTTGTTACCATTAGCTAGGTTATCCTTCGATATCCATATACGTATGCCTGCTGCGTCTTCCTTAGTTGACTTGTTTCTAAGGTATAAACATCTATACGTGTCTGCACCTGTATACGCATCGAGTAATGTAGCGTCAGGGAATAGTGAGTTAATACCAGGTATAAGCTCAGTAAATGATATGTTACTACCTAGAGATAGAGAAGGGTCAGTATTTGAGTTACCTCCAGATAAATGCATTGCCATGTTTACTATGCGTTTATATGTGCCTTCCTGTCCCTCTATGGTGTAGTTAATGTGTAGTGATCCAAAGTTATCAGGTGGATAGTATAGGTCAGGGCCTGTGAGGGCTATGTCATCTACATCAAACATACTAAACCCAGTAACATCCATATACCTTCCAAGGTATGCCAAGAACACACAAGACTTTAGACGAGTCTCATCTGTCGCTGATGAGTACAGTATAATCTCGTTACCACTGTTGACATCTAAAGGGACAGGGATGACACTACGTGACCTGCTATATGCATCAGGGACCACGCCATGAGGGGGATTAGACCAATAGGGTTCAGTGCCCCTTACAGACCATCCCTGCATAGAGTATCTTATAGTAAATAACGCAGTACCTGCATTTCCTGGGTATGATGGCCTATACTCCGCATCTGATGACCATAAGTCTGCCGTTCTTTCATACTTACCTCCTCCTAGCGACCACGTAATAGGTACAGTGAGATAGCCTATAACTGCAAACGTGCTACCCCCTAACCTAGATGCCCATACATCTCCATTACTATCAAACCCTGCTATATTGCTATAGGGTACTGCATAGTTCTCACTAAGTAGATGGTCAGGATCAGCCTGTCTAGGGTTCACTACTATACTAGAGTATGTGCCATCAAATACAACAGCAGTTGGTGGCTTTGCACCATACTGTCTAAAGTAGGGTATATCCCAGATGTTAGCCTCTTGAAACGTACTATTGGGGGATGGTAGCCAGTCATTTATAGGGATCTCATAATCTGATCTATCAGGGGATGCCACTTCTGGAAACATCTGTATTTCGTCATACGTGAAATATCCCACTAGATGTACAGTAGGTGTCGGTATGCCGTAGTAAACACCTGTATACACGTACTTCTCTGGGTTAGAACCCTCTGGCCCTAGGTTCACAAGAAAAAACTCTTTGCTATATGCAGACATGCCCCAGCCTACTGCACTAAGCACAGGCAGGTCTGACATACCTGGATACCAGTAATCTACACACAGATACCTACCAGGATTCCCTTGGCTACTATCGTTAACGTAGTACATCATAGCCACTGCACCGTTAGCAGGCACATACTTTTTTAATGATTGGAGACGTACATTAAGGTCTCGTGATGCTATGCTCCACGGCTTATCTAGGAATACGGGCATGTGTCACCATGATATCAAAGGATTAGGCCAGCTAAGGCGAAGAGTGGATAATTTGAACACAAGGTCAGTAGGGAACACTCCATAACATATAAGCGGTTTATCTATATTGTATGCTGTAATATCTGCATAGATAACTAAATTGCTTACCGTAGTATCAAGTTGCTCAAAGGCTACATCACCTATTCTGAACTCTGCCTTGGTCCCCGATGTTATTACATCTGCACCTGGTATAACTATGCCTCCTTTTTGGTAGTGCAATGTAGGTGCGACCTCTAGTGCTTGTATATCATTGAATGATACCATCCTGTCTGTGTACTTAAACCCAGGAGCTAACAAAGCCATTTTCAACGTATCAGTAGCTAGACGCACACCTCCACCAAGTATGAACTCCTTAGTACGTGTAAATTGGTAGACAGCTATACTCATTATGTTTTTACTCTATAAGTTATTCTTGATAAGTCATTAATGACGGAGGTTGCTGTGCCTTGCGGTATCGTCCGTCTTATCCATATAGGTACTCTCTGTTTAAATACTATATCCCCCAGTATTAATGGGTTCTCAAAGGTGGGTGAACTGAATGTCACTCCAGCAGGTGCAGTGGCATTATCTGGCACAAACGCAGGCACACCGCCTATACCCACAGGATCTACACCTATCTCTATGGTAGAAGGGCTATACGTGTCATACGTTATAAACATTATAAGCTCACGTAGTGCTGCAAACTCATGGGTGTTGTGGAAATACACACAAACATACGTGAATGTGCCTACGTCAGCTTCTACTGGTGATACATCCTCTAGTACCTCTTGATCCCCATTGTCTACCTGTACTCTATACGCACCGTCACTTGCTGGCAAATCTGCGTAGGTAACGGACACTGTAAGGTATCCCTCCATCGCCCCTCGGCCTGATAGCAGAGTATACACACCGTCATACCCCACAAATACTGACCCACCATTTATATCGCCACTAGGTATCCAGTTAAGCCACCGCTGTCCGATACTATCTGTCACTATCGTTATGTGCCCCTCACCTCTAGCACTACTAGACCCACTAAGCATTTGCACACCTGGCATACCGTCTATGTAATTGAAGTACTGACTAAGTGCTTCTTCTGTGCTCATCACACCGCCAGTGCTCTTTAGTGGGTCACTATTAGCCACGCCACCAGAGTATCGCCAAGATACATTAGCTAAAGATGCAGAGGAGGCAGACTTAGGGCTACTTGGTATATTATTAGAATTTGTAAACCCTTTTATAAGGAATATGTCCAATAAGTCATTAGCATCAGTCAGTCCTTTAACCAACTTTGTGTAAGTAGGTAGATAGCTTGCGGAGGTCAATTGCTTACTTATATGGTACTCACCTATAACGAAGCGTGTCTGATATCCATTAGGGTTTATCACACTTACTGGATCTGTAAATGACTTTATAAGTACCCAATCAGTACCGTTATCTGAGTATAAGAAAGAGATACCTGTAATTTTAGTACCAGAAGACATCTTTGCTTGTATGTACCATACAGGTATATACAGGGGATCGGGGAACTCAAGATTACCCCAAGCATTACTACCTACGACATTGGTGGTCCAGCCATTAGTTGTAGCGTCAGATAGCAGAGCCTTAGCTATATAGGTCCACTCACCGACATCCACCCCTGCCGTATATACCACATTATCTTTTCCTGCCACGTCTATAGCAGACACACCCATACGTAGCATTTTTACAGACTCACCGTATGTCCCTTTATTTATCAAAGGCTCGCTAATAGGTGAGTCATAATACATAGGATTTACTACTTGCATGTTCCAGAAGCTAGTAGAGTCTGAGGAGTCTACCCTTACTCTGTAGTATCTGTGCTTCCCGAAATTAGCCATTTAATCACCAACATACGTATTTATACCCAAGGTAAACATATTGTTTATCACCTCAGCAGATACGAACTTAGGTACAGTACGCTTAACCCATATAGGTATGCTTTCTCCAGGAGCGAGCACACTGAGTAGTTCTTGAGCTAATAGTGGGTCTAGCTCTGATTCAAAGGTCAGTCCTGATAATGCACTACTAGGGTCAGTCTCATCTATTAGAGATACAGCAACACCCGTAGTAACCCCGTCACCTATACCTGCATCAGTATCAAAGGCGTACTCTATTAGATCGTCACCTTCTGTAGTGTTCAGTAGGTATAAAGCTAACTTTGCTATGTCAGTTACTACGTGATTATTAGTTAGGTAAATACACCGATGCTGGCGTATGCCATTGGTGGCTTGGTTCTTAGTTACGTCAGAAAATAGAGAGTTCTGCGGTGTACTTATCACGATGTTATCCACGCTGTACGTAGTGGGTAATGAAGCCTCCACCACATCAACCAGCATATACCCATTAGGAGTGCCAGATGACCCTGCTAAAAAGTAGGTTCTATCACCCTCGCCTAGGTAACTTATGCGTAAACCTTGACTACCATTAGGTGGGGTCAGAGCTATTGATGTGTTAGATGGGTCTACAATAAGCTGACCATCGCCATTCTGCATACCTGCAATCTCTAATACTGTTATCCCAGGTATAGTGAGTGCTGTGGACTGCTGTGATGCAGGGACTACAGAGGATTTAACACCGCCTATACTAAGTGTCTGATCCCCGTTAGCTGCACCACCTGAATACGTCAATACAACGTCTGCTATATCCATTAGATGAGAGCCGATATGCCAATTTTAGAGTAGTCATTAGCTACCTGTACATTGGTTTCTGGGAATACAGTACGCTTCTGCCAGAATCCAACAGCTTTGCCTGCTGGTATAGTCCCTAATTGCAGACCTGTAGCCTGTGTGCCTGGGCGAGTCCATACAACCTGTCCATCTAATATGCCAGTAGAGTCCTGCTCGTCCACTAGAGGGCCTAGTGCAGCATCCGCACCTTGACCTGTACCTAGTCCACCAGGATCGGCAGCAATATCCAGCTCATCAGGCCCTACAGGTTGCTCCTTCACCCATATTCGTACATCGTATGCTGGTAGATCATCTATATTAGTGTTTCGTATAAATAAGCATCTATACTCTATTCGCCCGTCTGTTGATTCTGTGGCTGACACTGCATCGAATACCCTATTAGTGGCATTATTAACCGAGATATCCGCATCTGAAATTGTAGTAGGGGGTAAAGCTGACAATACCACATCACAAATAACATACCCATTAGAGTCACCTATAGCGTATATCCCATCACCTGTAACATCTACTCCGTTAAACTGCAAACCTCCAGCAGGCTGCCACAAGAGCTGACCCGTAACAGAATCCCATTTTATTACGCCAACACCTATGGCATTAGCGTACGCATTTATAATAGTAACACCTGTGACATTGGAAGGCTGTGTTGTGACCTGTGAGATCACTTCTGCCGATGTTAGGCCAGACATATCACCACCAAGAGACAATATAGGATCACCATTAGTTATCCCTCCAGAGAGTATTACCTTTAAATCACTTATCTGTATAGTCATGCATGTCTCCTAGTATACACCTATGGGATTAGTGGCTTCTGTGCCGTCACCAAAGATCCCAAGCGAATCACCTTCATTTATATAGTTTAGCCAGTTGTCTGACGGAGCTGTGTAATCCACACCATTTAGTGCAGGCTGTAGATAGCTCACCATCCAGTTCTCGTCACTACGTGCAAAGCCACCAGTGACATAATTAAATTGTACTTCTGCTCTGAGTATATCATCGTAGTGCTTATTGTAGAAGAATGAGGACCATGACGACCATTTATTGACTCCCAGTATAGAGTTAGCATACCAGTCGTCCATCCGTGGCTCTATCAATAAGGCATCTGGGCTTCTCTGATCTAGCCCCTCCTGCCATCCTGTATTTATAAATACAGTGTCATACACATACTTGTCAGTACCCTCTTTATGTTCATAGTCTACATCATCACTAAAAGGCCAGTCTGGTCCACCTATATCTTCTTTAGGGTCTGTCATATCCCCTTTCCAGTCCATACCAACTATACGACCAGAGTTAGTAGTGTCTACTATAGTGTCATTAGATATGTAGGTGGCCTCATCCGTGTCTATAGAGTGAGCTTCCTTCTGGTATAAGGTGGTAGTAATCTCCCCTGACGCACCGTTGTACCGTCCTGATTTTGCCGTTTTATTCCATTTTATCCATTCGTCTGAATACAGTTCTGTATATATAATTATATAAGGATGGCGTAGATCAATGAAATGAGGAAAGCGTTTTGTATAGCCGTGATACTCAAGGTATACGTCCCACTCATCCCTTCTCTGTCCGTCATGGTTCTTCTGGTACTCACTACCATAGAAATCGGCAAACAGCGTAAACTCTTTAGATCCAGTAGAGTTGTCAAACTCTAGCTTATACTGCCCTTTACCACCTGACCACGGAGAACTAGCACCGTTTAGAAAGAAAGGAGGTACATCTGGGTGATTGTTACATGCAGGTTTGCCGTCATTTTGGCATTGCTCTACTGAGCAGTCTACTACACCATGTGGGCATCTGCCATAGTCATACGGGTCTTCGGTATGCAATGGTGTTTGATAATACACATCACAGTCTACTCCCCAATTAAACTCCATGTTATGTGCCCTAACCACTTCTATGGTTACTTTAGCTGTTACTTGTGTGTCTCCATCGAAATCCGTAGCAACTACTTGAGCACCTAGTGCGTACACTAACTGTTGTACCTTAAACCTAACGTAATTATGACCAAGCTGCTCATCAGTACATGGGTAGTTATTATCTGACACGTCCCTACAGGGTGCATCTGGGTGGTCTACTATGTTGTCACCCACACAGTCAGGGTCATCATCTGCTGGCACACTAGGATATGTACAGGGATAGGAGCACCAAAGGTCTTCTGGTGCATTAACTACATGTTTTATGTATTGATGCTCTTCATGCCAGCGATACTTATCTATGTTTCCCCCATAATCAAACGAGAAACCGCCAGTGGCACTACCGACTTGTAGGATGTATTTAGATACGTGATCTTCTGTGTATTCCTCTCCATGCTCATCGAGGTACGTGGCCTCTACAGACCGCATACATACTGCTTTAGTGCACGACTTGTTGAAGAACCAAGGAGTGTCTGCTGGGTATGCTACCTCATCTATCTCGTGACCAGGTGTGCCCTGTATACTCTGATGTGGTATGTTATGTACTATCTTATAGCCGTACGGGTTAGTTTGTAGGTTGTACGGAGACGTTAACTGGTCTCGTATTTCATCAGTCATACTGCCTTTAGCCCAGCCAGATAGCTTCATGTGATATTGGTATATCCTGTCAGCATCTCCGTTCTTGCATATTACATACAGCATCCATGTATCATCACTTCCTTTACGAGCAGCAGCACCTAACACTGGCAGAGGTGCTATAGCTACGTACTTACCTTGGTAGTACACATCACTATATTTATCCTCGTCATCATATATAAACCTGTCGTCTTTGAAGTAGCGAAGTTGGGGGCCATGCCAAGACAGCCTCATATATATCTCATCACCCTCTTCTGTAGTACCGACAGATGGGCCTAGCCAGTCAATGTTGCCATATAACTGTGTGCCTGGCGTATTGGATTTGCCCCATGAGCTATTACGCTTACTTACCAGTTTTACTTGGTTAGGTCCACCCATAGTACCAAGAGGTAATCGTGTCACATTGCCATCAGTATCTTCTTCAGTGTATGGATACCCCCACCCATTAGACGGTGGCTCATCATCTGGGCTGGCGTTTTCAGTGCCGTTATTTGGGTGACATAAGAAAATAGATACTAGAGGGGTAACAGAGTCCAGTGTTGTCTGTGGGCTGAACAGCCCTTCTGCCCACATCACTCCAGGATCACTCATAAGAACCACGTCCCCATTTCACGCTTAGCTACTTCCCACATGTTATCTGCATGTGTCTTCAGGTTAGCTGGGAAATGGGTGTTGGCCTCCCATACTAGATCAATAGATACAGTACCAGACCCTGTGCGTTCACGCACTGTGTTGCCTTCATTATCTTTGATCTCCAAGCCATCATTACCTTCTTTATCTTTGAGATCAGGTGGGTTGTATGTAGTAAATAATATACGTCCTGTTATATCCGTGGATACTACGCCATAACATACATGGATAACTGCGATAAAACTTCCAGCATAGTCCTCTGGGACTTCGCCTTTCACATACACCGCATCTTCTGTGAGTTCTGCTTCAGCGTAGAATCTACCGTATTCCATTCTTCGCTGTATCGCAGTGATGTTATTAGCCATTATTTCTCCTTCATACTGGGTGGCTCTATCTTTAAATATGTAGACTGGTCGGAGTGCGAAGCTAAAAAGTGTACAGTGTCGTATCCGTCTTCTGCTCTTCCTGCGTTAGTCTGAGTAAACTGCACGTTATATACTTTATAGCGTATGGTATAGGATACTCGTGCAGTACCGTATACATCTATTGCCTTGTTACCTGTAGTTAGTGCTACTATCTCGTCTGCCTTAACCACACGCTGTCTTGGGTTCGTGTACACACGCTCAGATATCCACTCCACTTCTATTATATCTTCTCCAGGTGTAGCGAAGCGTGGGGTTATTCTGTTACCCCATTTATCTAAGAAGTCCCCCGTATCTACAATCTGTACACTGCTTGATGGCTGATAATGTAACTTAGCACTGAACCCTACATTAAACTGAACAAGGTCTGTTACATACTCTGTGTACACTGGCAGATAATTGGAGGTCTTAGATACATCATCATTCTTATTGTACGTGTCATTAGACGCATTAAACGCCTCTTCGTTATACTGCCCAGACGATATCTGTATATCGGCAAATACATCAGGTATCTGTCTCACCTTGCACGACATACCGATATCTAACCTAGATGAGCCAGTGATTCTAGGAGGGAAATCTTTATGCACCTCTAGTACCATGTTTACAGGACCAGAATCCTTATCAGATAGCTGAGTATTTCCCTGCTGACCACAAGGGTCTGGTGCTAGTGTTACTTGTGCAGATGCGGATGGATCGAACTGTATAGCAATAACTACTGCGGTGTTATAGCCACCAGAATACACCAGTCCAGTAGGCGACTGACCGATAGAGCAGGGATCACCTGAGTAGGTGTATAGGTACAGCACATAGGGAGCAGAGTATCGTATACGTACAGCACCATAGCAGGTCTGAGATGCTACCACCTCATTCTTGGCTATGTTATACACGAAGCTGACATGAATAGGGAGACCCTGACTGTCATACACGCTCCCTAGAACCTCTATAGACACAGAGGAAGCCTTTGGGTATTTAAGAGTGTGAGACGAGGACCCTGCAAATACTGCAATGTCTTCTGACTCCAGCAGATCACTGCCTTTTCTCTCTATTCTACCTGTGGTTACTATGAGTTTATCTGATGTATGTGGATGCAGTCTGAGGTACTGCTGGTCCTCATCAGATGTTCTATCATCTTTCTCCCAGCGTAACGCACCTTTACTATCGCCAGACTCACCAAAAGATATCTCCACATCTGTGTACAACGTGTCAGCCATACCCCGTCCTCAATTATGAACCTGAGTTCAATTTATGCTTTACGCACTTTCACCATCTATAGCCACGATCACTTTATCACCTGTTAAGGAGTTAGCACCTGCTGGAATGATCCGTTTGTACCAGATAGGTACAGCCGCCGCTGCCGTAGTGAATGTTATAGTATTACCTGTTGTGAACGTACCACTGAAACCTCTATAGTCCATAGTAAAATACGGCTTAGTGTAATCAGGGTTATTAGGGGTCAAGTCACTAGAGATGTTACCTGATAAGTTAATACCAAGAGTATCTGATGTAAGTGTGTACGTAGTAGCAGTGTCGAAGAATATAGTCCAATCCTGCTCCACTGTAGATATGCTGTCTGTAATTATAGGGTAGACTACATCATCGTACGCACCTGACCCTGTTAGTGTAAACGCAGAGTATCCAGACACAATATCCGCACCTTCTACTACAGATGCTACACGAGTATCACCGCTTGCAGCATACGAGTTAACTAAGGCTGTGGCTAGAGTGATAGTAGCAACATCCCCTGCGTAAGTTGGTACACCTGATATTACAATGTACTCTTCACTACCAACAGAGCTTACATTGGCTTTATCACTTATTCGTATTAGGTCCCCATCATTAAAGTAGTTTAATGCAACACCTTCAGTCATTACCTGAATAGTCATATCGTTAGCAGTAGCAGGCACGTTTAAATCACCACTACCATACTGTTGCTCAGATCCTGTAAGTGCCGATTGAGTGTCAGTCGCTGTGCCTTTGAATATGGTTATAGAGTCATCACCAGGGGTGAACGTCTCAACGAATATACGTGGGCGAACCAGAGACAGGTCATCGTCATTGGCTACATGTATAAATACTTTACGGTATTTGGTAGAACCAGCCACACGTTCTGACTGAGGTACATCAGGCCATATATTGTTCTTAACACTTGTTGGAATCTGTGTAGCAGTCATTCTGCCACCGTTAGACCCTGCATCTGATCGCTCTACAGGATGTCTCCATATCATTTCTGATGACTGAATACTCATGGTATCTCCTAAATAGTAATTAGTTTAATTGTAGCTGTGTAATACCCATCAGGGGCTTGTGCTCCTACCTGATCTAAAGCTGTAGCTTCAAAAGCAGGGGCATCTTCATGTCTAAACATAACAGGGTACGTCTTTGCACCAATAGTCAATGATAGCACGTTGCCAGCCTGTCTAGCCAGATCCTGCACATCTAACACTTGCTGCTTTGTTAACCAGCCCTGACCTTGATCCGCAGTTAATGTAATAGGCCGTCCTTCAAATAACTGCTGATATTGAATAACTGAAGCACCGCCAAGGGTGCGTTTATTAGTCTGTGCCACGGCTTGTTGTGACCCTACCTCGTCTTCCCAGATCATGTCTGGGCTTAGAGTTACACCACTTAATATAATAGCCATACTACCCTCTGCTCATCTTCTTGAGTGTGTTAACTAATTCTTTAGCTTGTTTACGCTCTCCATATAGCGTATATGCTTTATCACCAACATTCAAGGTGACACTACCTAAGTCTTCTGGACTTGGTGATGCAACAGATGACCCACCTCCTGATGGTGCAGCACCTGCTAGACCTCCACCAGCAAACGCAGGTAGCATACCCATGTTAAGCATATCAAAGAAGCCTTTGCCAAACTTGGATACCATAGAGGCACGTATTACATACTCACCGTTGGACAGCCATGACAGTATAGAATCAGAAGTAGCTGTACCTGCACCACGTATAGACCCACCTGCTGCATTACTTTGTACGTCTTGATAACCACCATCCCTGTTGTTAGTTGGGGTGACACTGACTCCACTAGGTAAGTTTGTTATATTTACTTTTACATCGAAGGCTTCTTTAAATGCTTCCTCTAAATCTTTACGAGTCTTAGGAGTGTTAGCCTTAAAGTAGTATGTCTGTCCTTCTATTACTGCCTTTGTTGTGTTTTCCAGCTCCTCTTTGTTTGGTGTTACTGCCACGTTGTCGATCTTAAAGCTCTTTGAGCCATCAGAGTTCACTACATCAGTAACTATTAGGGAGGTTTCATAGGTAGCACCACTAGCATTAAGGACGTTATCAACTTGTGCGCTAAGTGTATCTACTGTACCGTCTTTTAGCACAAGACCAACATCTACATTGGTAGAAGGAATACCCCCAGCTAATGTCTTTCCTAAGTTCTTCCATAGATCATTGAACTTATCTGTAGATGCATATAAGTCAGAAAACAACTCACCTTTAGAAGCCATCTCAGATATCTTCGCATTGGCTTCTGCTACAGAGTTGCCTAGTGCTTTCATCCCTTTAGTCGATGCCAATGCTTCTGTATCCATCTTCTTAATTAAAGCGGTTGCACCTGGTACATTCTTTGTAAGCTCACCTATCTCTTTATTAAGCCCATCATACACATCAGATAGTTTACTTCTTTCTGCATCATTTAATGCGACTGTACTATCTGCTAAAGATTTACCTAGTGTTATCTGGTTAGCACGTAGGGTTATTCCAGCCTTGTCCATCTTCTTCAAGGCTTCTTCGTATGCTTGTACCTTTCTAGGGTCTACGTCTTCTATACCTGCAAGGTCTTTTAGTGATTCACGAGAGCCTTTGGATGCGTCTTGTACGGCTATGGTAGCGTCTTCCAGCTCCAGCATAGCTTCATTATACTTCTGTATACCCTCCACACCCTCGAAGCCACCAGAATCCTGTGTCTCTTGGAACTTACGTGTAAGGTCTGCTAACTCTTTTTGTGCTGTCTTCTGTTCGTTTAACTTACGAGTTACATCGTCTTCTGCTACCTTTCTCTCGTTAGCCAGCTTAGCTAATCTAGCTATTTCCTTTGCCTGATCCTTAGCAACGTCCCGTTGATCTTCTAGTAAAGATACCTTCTTTGTATCACCAGCGTCTCTCGCCCGTTCTATAAGTTTCTTATACTCTTTATCTATATCTTTCAGCTCATACTTCAGACCTTTATCTACACCTAGATCAAACTTCTTATTCTTTGATGCCTGTGCTGTGTCTCTAATGACCTCATCAAGAGACCTGCCGTAATTCTCCATGCTCTTACGCATAGACCGTTGCGTTTTGTTTATGTTATCAAATGCACCGTCCATGCGATTAGCTGTAGCAATAGCATCATTAGTATACTGATCGAACTCTTGCATCTGGTTATTAAGTGCAGCTCGCTTAACGATCATCTCAGATAGTTGATCTAATAACTTTTGGCTCCTGGTCTCAGCAGTGTTGTCCGATCCTGTATCTTGAGCAACAAAGTCCGTACCGTTAGCGAGAGCATAAGCTGCCCCTACCGCATTAGCATCTTCTATCTTCTTCTTAGCTAAGACTTCTCTGGCTCTTGCATCCTCTGTACTTTTAGTAAGGGCATCCAGTTCTGCTGTTGACATCTTAACTATAGCGTCAACGGCCATCTTTGATGCCACATTAGCCTCAGAAGCTCTAGCAGCCGTCATTTGCTTGGTTGCATTATCTATTATCTTCTGTTGTCTAAAGGCATCTAACTGTGCGTCTTCCACACTTTTATAGCTCGATGCAGTCTCTTTGCTTAGCTCATTAATATCTTCCTGTAAACTCTTTATAATCGCAGCGTCCTTAGCCAGCTTCTGTGCTCTTGTATAACCTATTGACCCTTTGCTATCCTCTGCATATTTCTTACGTAGTGCGGCTACCTCTTCTTCTTTTGCTGCTAGTTTGTCTAGTGACTTAGCTGCAGCTTCACTACTAGCTTTCAATGCCTTAGCTCGTTGATCCTTTGCGTCCAATATTGTATTGGTGATGGCTACAAGCTCATCTACTTTATCTGTACCTAAAGCAAGGTCAAAACCTCCAACAGCTTCACCCATCTCAGCTACTGCTGCCTCAGTATACTTAGCTGCCTCCTCAATAGCCTGCACTTGTGTAACCATAGCGTCAAGTGCTTCAAAGTCAGATACATTTATGTCACTACCTAATTCAGTCAAGTTCTGTCTAAGATCATCTAACACCAGACTCAGTTCTTCTGCACTGCCCGTTTCAAAATCGAAATCCATTTTATCAGTAACAGTCTGTACTAAGTTGTCATATATAGTCTGTAGTCCTATAAGATTCTTCTTGGCTTCTTCAAGTCTCTCATTACTACCGTCAGATACTCCAGCGATTTGCAATGCCAGTAACTTCCTGGATGCTACATCTATCTCTTTTTGGTAGTCCTTAATACCAGCCACTAACTCTTTAGACCTATCATCCCCAGCTACTGCTGCTATATCAACCTTGGCTTCTATAGATATGTTAGCTAAGCGGTTTGTAATAGCATTTTCAAGCTGTTCTTGGATAGTGTTTGCTGCCTCATACACAGCAGATGCATCTTTAAACTGTTTCTTCAGTGCATCAGCAAATGCCACCTTATCTACAACAGGTGCTGCATCTATAGGTATTTCTATATCCAGCTTAGTACCGTCTAGTACGTCAGCCCCTGTCTCAAGCAATATGTTGGTAGCCTGTTTGTACTCTTTCTCCAGTTTACGTCTATCAATACGCACCTTCGCTTCATAATCCACTTCAACTACTGATTGGAAACCTAGAGCTTCTGCTATCTCCTCTTTAAATGCGTATAAGCCAGCCAATATAAGACCCAGTGGGCCTAATAATGACCTGAACGCTACTTTAAGAAGACCAAGTGCTTGTGTGAGTAAAGATGTCTTGGCAGCCGCCGCACCTAGCGGTACACCTAATGCCCCAAGATTAGCTACAGCCGCCGCAGTCTGTGCTGTTCCTGCTTGAGCAGCCTGTGCAGCCACAGACCTAGCTCTAGCCGCAGTCAGTTTAATCTGGGTTATAGCAGCCTTTTCTTGGGCTAGGGATACAGCAGACGTAGCAGTTGCGAGTGTGCTTTCTGCCGCTGACGTTGCAGCAGTCGCTAATGCTAATTGCTCACGAGCACGTACAAGGTTAGCTGAGTTAGCTACACCAACTAACTCTCTTCTGTTTACCTCTGCTTGTGCCGCAGCCTCACGTACTCGTGCAGCATTGACAGCAGTGATAGCTGCCAATTTACCTTGCAACGCAGCGACAGTAACTCGTGCGTTCTCTACAGCCACAGCAGTAGAGCTTACTATTATTGCGTTAGCTCGTTGTACTGCTCTAGCATTAGCTGATCGTGCAGTAGTAGATGCGTTTAATGCAGCAGTTACTGAAGTGAGTGCTTGGGTAGTAGTGGCGGCTGCCACCGTTGTGCCTGTAGCTGTTGCACTGAATATGCCTAGAGCGGTGGTGTAATAGCTGTTGAGGGCAACGACCATACCTACTATACCCTTAGACATACCTAGTATGACACCACTGATCCCTTTGATAATGAGTAAGCTACCGATAGCCTTCATGATCTGGAATACGTTACCCCAGTTCACATGCAGCTCAGCAACCCACTTAACGGCATCTACCAATCCCTGTAGCAGACTCTTCAGACCCTCTGACACCTGTAGTAAGAAGTCTTGACCCTCTGCACTAGCTAAGAACGCTTGCATGGATTTGACTGCTTCAAGTATCACAGGAGTAAGGTTGTCACCCATCTCGATGGCTAAAGCCTTCATCGAGTTCTTCATTACCTTACTCTGCTCAGTGAGCGAGTTCATCACCTTGTCATATTCTTCTAAGGATGATGTGCCAGAGTTATACGAGTTGGTAGCCGTATCTAAGTGACCATATAGACGCTTGTATCCATCTGCTGCACTATTGATCAGTTTGGTATAAGTAGATAGGATACGACCACCACCAAATAGCTCTTTAGCTGTGGCATCTCGTTGAGCACGATCCATCTCATATAGCTTAGTGGTGACAGTAGTTAATGCCCCTACTACGTCCTGCTCCATGAGTTCTAACCATTTCTGGGTAGATAACCCTGCAACATCTGCGAAGTCCTCTGCCTTAGCAGACATGTTACTGAACACCTTAACGGTGGACGTACCAAGTACCTCTGTTTGTACACCCATGTCCTTGAAGAAGGCCACTAATGCACCAGATTGCTGTGCAGTAACACCACCAATACTACCTATCCGCTTCATTGCATCACCAAGCTCTGTGGCACTAGCTACAGATGTATTGGACAAGGCATTAAGCATAGAGAATATTTGCTCTACGTTACCTGGGTCTATATTGAATATGGAAGTGAGCTGTGCACCTAGTTTAGCGGCAGCTTCTGCGGTGAGACCAAGAGTTACTGTAGCTTTAGCCACAGACTCTGAGAACGCACGTATGGATTCTACACCAAATGACCCTAAGCCTAGCTGACCTGCAATGGCTGCAATGTTTGCAAGCTCTATGGCACTCGTGCTCATAGTCTTGGACATTTCTAGTAAGCTACTAGATAGACTCTCTATCTGCCGTTCTGAGAAGTTAGTAGTCTTAGCTACATTAATCATCTCACGTTCAAAACGTGCAGCTTCTTGGGCTGGGAAGGTCATAGCTTTGAAAGCTACGGTAATGGATGCGACAGCACCTACAAATCGGATAATACCAGATTGTAGAGACTTTAAGGCAGCAGATGCATGATCGACTGCCGTTATTTTGATCTTTAGTTCACTGGTAGCCACGGAAGTGCTCCTACATATCTAATGATTTTATGTGATTAGTTATTATTTTATTATCTTTCTTACCAAAAAGCCCAGAAATAACAGAAACTAAATCATGTATATAGGATAGTCTATTTGACGAGGACATGTATGTAGCTGAAGCGACATACGCTCTAAATTTGTCTATAGGCATATCTAGTACGTCTGCCTCACGGAATCCACAAGACACAAGTACCAGTATCTCGTCTATTAAGAAGCTCGCTTTTTCCGAATACTTCTTTTCTTTTTTGATACCTTTGAAGTGGGAGATGTCTGGGTCTGTGGAGGTACTAACATTGGAACTATCTTTAATAAAAAAAAAGCCTTATTTAAGTCCCATTCTGCCATAAGAATATCCATAGCATCTTCTACCTCTAAATCAAGGAATTGGTCTTCTGTCAGTGAGCATAATGCACTAGCAACTGGGTATATCTTATCCATACCGTTTATTACCAAGTCCATTAAGACTGCTGTATTGTTAAGGTCTGCATTGACTTTATCAGATGGTGTATCCATCCCTATTTCAGCCATTACGAACTTTATGAAATGTAGTACTTGACCTATCTGACGAACTTTACATTTGTAGATAGTAACGGTATCACCTGTAGATAGTGTGATAACGGGTTGTTCCTCATTGAGAATGTCAGAGACCTCTTTAGTCTCTTTTGTATAATTACTCATTTTACACCTTTCACCAAAAACTGAACTTGTGTTCAAAAACGCACCCCATATTACTGAGGTGCTAACCCTGTCGGGGGGATTACTTAGATACTTCAACCTGCTCGAAGAACTTAGAATCGCCAGACTGCTTGCTGTCATACAGAAGAGACCCTGTTAATTCCATCTGAGCCAGCTCTTCGTTGATGAGCTGATAGCCAGTAAGAGGATCAAGCTGTACACGGAACATATTGATAAGTACGTCTTTAGTACCGTCAATAGTATTCAAGCCCTCGAAACGTACATAACGCTCCATAGAGTTCTCTGTGAAAGCCACAACGCCTTTAGTTGCTGCTGAGTCATAATCAATGAACATTGTCTGACCACCGATGATCGCACCACCATCAATAGGGGTGATCATGCCGTACTTTTCATCTATCGTGTAGTCAACCCCGATAACATAAGTAGTAATGGGTGTAGAGGCATCGCCTACACTTACATTAGACACGTTTACTGCCCCAATAGGTACAGACATGCCCATCGCCAAGTCAAGAGGTGCAGTAATTTGTACTTCTTTAGCTACCTCTGCTGCAATCTCCACAGTATGACCCCAGAAACCTAGTGCCAAGTTATCAAGAGAGATGTTTTCCACGAGCATACGGAAAGTACCCTTCTTCTCTTGTACGATTGACAAGTCGATAGCACGATTGCCTGATTCAGACTCTTTGTGCTCGAACTTAGTCACTTCAATAGAAATCTCAAGCTCTGGTACGTTACCCACAGCAAGAAAACCTAGAGGTGCACCAGAGGCTGTATCACGTTCTGAAACGTAGACACTACCTTGGCCTGAATAATAGTTATTAGCCATTTTTATATCTCCAAAATGTTATGTTCCGAAATTACCTGTTATGGGTAGTCGTACAGACCATGTTTGCCCATAGAAGATAACGCCATCTATTTGAGAGGGTAACGGACTTTCACCATTGAAGACCCAACCTCTGTGATTTACACCCTTAAAGCCTAGCACAGCATCACTTACCGCATTTAATAAGTTCACTGCATCTACCTTAGTATCATCAATACCTGCTGCTGTACCGTACCGCAGAGCTACCATAATGCTAAAGTTTACAACCATCATCGTTACAGTCTTAGACACCTTACCAATACCTTGCCCAGTTTGACTGACTGGCGATCTACCTTCGTATGTGACACCCACTAAAGGTAGTGTCTCGTACTTTATAACCTGTGTTAGATCACTAAGATCAAACGCAGAAAACCCTTTATCTGTAAACTCTGGAACAGACTGTACTAGGGATAGTAGCTCATCTGTTAGTTCTTGTGTGGATATGTTAGCCATAATCTACCCAAAGTTAGCTATGAATCTATTAAAAGTAGCAGTCATCAGTACTTCCACTTCTGCTGCATCTCTTCGTGTTACCCCAAGAAAGGCTCTAGCAGGCATCTTAGATGTACCCTCTTGGTGATACCCACCATACTCGTCCGTGTAATAATTTTTGACAGTACCATTCTTGAATATCTGTCTATTAACTACACGCCTTACGCCTATATCTGCTACACCTACATTAACACTGGTTGCCGTTTTAAGGGTATCTCGTGCTATGTATATAGCCTTACGTAGCTTATCTTTATCTACTAGCTTTTGTGCTCTATTCTTATTCTTTTTACGCTTTGTGCTATCTGATAGCCCTGCCCAAAAACTCCCTGTAACGGGGCTTCTCTGGGCATTACGGTTAGTACCCGTAGGTGCAAACCTGTCCTGTGTCTGACGCAAGATCATCTTAGTGATCTTGTTTTTATCTAATACTGTACCCAATGCATCTATAGATGTCTCTAACATCCTATTTAATCGTTGCTGACCAGTCATCCTGGTAGTGAACGTAAATAACTTATCAGCCACTACAGTGCCTCATAGTCAGATGTATCTACAAACATGCAATTCATACGTGGTCGTAAGTATTGCTGAATCATCACATATACAAGCCGTCTATACTCTGGCGAGATATCTAAGATATCTTGCTTACCGTGTGCAGCCACTTGAGTGTGCATTATGTATACAGCAGCAGTAATAGCTGCCTCTGTGAGCCAAGAAGGTATACGGTCATCCGTCTCACCTTCAAAACCTGACACATACTTCACCATTAGGGCTTTACGTCCACTACTAGGTATAGAATCAAGACTGATAATCCCATATATAGGATCAACAGAATAACTGTCCTTAGCAATATCAGTGTACGATCCGTCATCTTGCTTATACCCTATAGTAAGGATCTCGTCTTTGGCTACCAGCATCCGTGATAAATACAAGTTTGCACTTGAGTTCACCGCAGATGTGCCAGGGCTATAGTAGTCAGTGACTTCAGTAAGTTCTAACACCGTCTCAAGCATACTAGCCAGCAACACTGTAGCAGCCTCTAACGCAGCCTCAGAAGAGGTAACTGCACCAGACAGCCCAGGGTTTATGGATACACGCTCTAACACTGCCTGTACTGTAGCGAGCTTCACGCTTAACCCCCACTCTCAACTCGTTTGTTAGATGCTGGTCTGCTTAATTTGTACCAATACAGTACAAGTTGACCAGCGAAGTTAGGTGCGTCAATACCAGCATCATCTGTGCCTCGTCCATTGGTAAGATAGCTCTCACCCCCTGCTACGGATAACACAGCAGAATTAGTGGTCAGTGGGTAGTTATTACCTACGTCCCCTTCTTCCATAGCGTCAATGCGTATCTCTCCAGAAGATACCTTCGTAGCTGTAACGAAGTTATCTCCATCTATACTGCCATTGTATGCATTAATAAGGTCAACAATGATATCTGTAATCTCATCATCAGTCGCACCTGGTTGTGGTACGGGTGCTACCTTATAGCCTGGTGGGTATGTATCGCTGAATATATAAAATGCATCAGCTACCTGAAATCCGTCACCCTCTAGCACTACCAGCTCAGCAGTAGGTGCTACGTAGATACTACCGTAGGCCCGTCTAGTTAGTATAGATACCTCACTGGTTCTATCTATTGGCTTACCTGCATCGTACTCTATGGCGGCAATGATAGTATCAGAGGGATGAATAGGGATGCCAGTGTATACATCTAGTGGGGTGATATCCCCAGCTTTACCTGCTTTACCTGCTTTACCTGCTTTAGCAATGAAGGCGTTGTCTATCACGTCAATGCGTAGCCCTTGCAGTTCTGAGATACCTGTAGCGTTACTGTCACCGCCTACTCCAGGTTTCTGTATGTTACTAAATGCCATGTCTTTATCTCCTAAAATTAGTGCCTAAATACACGGCACACTTAATTACATATTAAGCAGATTTACGTGCTCGTGTTGATTTCTTACGTGTAGCTTTAGGTCTAGGCTTAGCCACCTCAGTTTCTACTGGCTCATCCACTACATCTGGATCTACCATTGCTTCATGCTTAACAGGCTCTGCCACCTTAGTAGTGTCAGACACCAGCTCAAACATAGGATGGAAGTTGTTTAACGCATCAACACGCTTAGCGTTCAATAGCGTAGTAACTAACGACTCATCAGTAATATTGTCGGTCAACCCACCTTGTAGAATAACAATAGGGCTTGCCTTCTTGTTCATATAGCGTTGTGCACCAACTAATTTTAATACTGCCATTTTTATTTCTCCTAATTTAACACCTAAAATAAGCAACCCCACAACAGGGTCACTTATTGCACCTATATAACTAAAAACCGTAAAGCCTATGGTACTACAGTACCAAGGTTTGTGGTCTTAACTACTGCTTCTTCCAGATCATACAGACTGTCGATACGCATAGTAAGGACAATGATGATCTCACGAGCACGAATGTCTTTATCAGTCTCGATAGAAATATCACGCTGAACACCAAAAATGATGTTGTTAGGGAAGGTGAAGATAGAGTTAGCCGCTGGCATGTATGGTGCTGCATCGATCTGCAAGCCATAAGCCATAAGGTTGTTCTCAGTAGTCAAAGAGCTATCACCATAACCAGTAGCACGCTTAGCAACATTACCACGGTAGCGGATAGTTGATGGCGTACCAGTGTAGTAACGTAAATCATTCATGTTACGCAAATACTGCTCAGGCATAGTAAGTAAATTACCTTCTACAGTATCAGGTATCAACGATACCGTCTCGCCAGAAGCGAAATCGCCAGCCGCATCATAAATATTAGATGTTGCTTGCTTCAGTAAACCATCAAACGTAGCCATGTATGGGTCGCCTGATGCGGTGTCTCCATTAATGAGTAGGTCTTCCAGGTCACGAGCTACCTGACGTGCCATTTCTGACATGATGTGGTCTTCAAAACCTGCACCTTCAATATTATCTTCCAGAACTTCATAAGGAATATGAATTTCAGCCATAACTTCTTTAGTAGTTAAGGTGATCTGAGATGTGACAACTTTAGAACGGTCAGCTGCCGCTAACCAGCGGTTATTAGAGCCGTCATCTTGTGCGTAAGGTGAAGTACCTTGAGGTGCTGCTTTCATCACACGCTGATCGAAGCCCATGCGATTAATCTTACGTTGTGGAGCTGACATATTAATCCAGCGAGCTTGGCTCAGGATAGTTGGCTCTTTTTTAATTAAATCAAGGAAGCGTTTTTCCTGTTCAGGATCGAGCTTACCACCGTTTGCTTCCAAATCACCGATACCGATATCGGCACGTTTGGACAGTACTGCATTTGATACACCCATGATGTATTCCTTCTATAAAATGTTAATAATAAAACGTGTATGAATGAGGGAGGTGCTAAACATTAGCCACCAAATAATGCACCCTTGAATACACTACCAGTTTCATCACCACGAGTAGTGTTATCATCATAACGTACTGTGGATGTATCACCCAGTTCTTCTACCTTGTTAGCCAAAGCATCAATAGTGGCTGTAAGTTTAGTGATAGCATCATCACCACGCTTAGCTGCATCACCATCGCTATCAGCGTCTTCTTCATCACCTTTAGCTTCAGGTTCTTTAGCTTCAGGTTCTTTGTCATCGCTACGTTGTGCAGCAAGTGCAGACTCAACAGCTTTAGCAACGATATCTTCTACATCAGAGCGTTTTACCATCTCTTCTTTATCAGACTCATCTTCCTTAGCTTCTGGTTCAGCATCATCACGCTTAGCTTCTACTTCAGGCTTAACGTCATCATCTTTTTTAGTAGTATCTGCAACAGCATCATCAGAGCGTTTAGCTTCTGTCTCAGTGTCAGCAGTCACTTCTTTCTTTTTTTCAATAGTCATATTTTTGTCCTCTTTACGGCTATCTTTTGAAATGTCAGAAGCCATGGAGCTGACTACTGATCTGGGGAGGCTGTTCATCAATTCTGTCATATAATAACTGTACTGACTAAGAGCGTTATTCATAAGATCAACTCGTGAACTCAAGTTCAATCCAGAATATAGTGTGACTTCACGGAGAATGTCACTTAATTTGTAATTGGCATCATAAGCAGCATCTGTGTACATCTCATCTGCTAATGCTGCGTAGAAATCTAACTGACCATAGCCATAGTTGCCATAGCACTCTTCTACTACACCACGTTGTATGCTCTCTGGTAAATCGTTACGCTCTGTTCTGTAGATACGAGCAGTTATACCATCAGCGAGCTTAACACGGTCTGTTCGTTTGGCTTCTTCCTGCTTCTTGTAGGATACAGAGAATGTCTCATCGTCAATGCGCTCAAAGTTCTCATCTGTTACACATACGTTGATGCCTTCCAGATAATCTTTAACAAACGCCTCATCGTGACCCTCAAATTCGATGCAATCAAGAGTAGCACCTGCTATCTTAGAATCATCACATAATGAGGTAGTATTTGAGAAGGATGAAGTAGCTACGTAAGCCACTGCTTGCTTGTCTATACGGATAGCTACAGTATCTGGCATTTCTTTTTCAAACATATCCTCACGTACTAACCGCACATACCCTTCACCCATATCAATCTCATAATCTTCTTCAAGACCGAATTGATCCATTACTACCTTTGCGTCTTCTTCTGTAAAGTCAGTAGGTAATGCAATATATAACATGCCATCTTTCGAGTCGGTACGTCTTGTGCGTGTGGGTGTGAATGTCTTTTCTTTGGGGTCAGTTTTTGAAACGTCAGACCTGACGATTTTGAAGCCAGTGCGATTAGCAGGGGCCTTTACCATAGATAGGTATTTAGGTTGTGTCGCTACAGCAATTTGTGCAAGTTTCTTAGCCATAATTGTATTCCTTAGTTACTCTTGTTCAACGGATTCACCAGATAATATATTGTACCGATGTCTGTGAGACATCGCTATCTCAGTGGACGTGTGTACCAATATCTCATGCTCGTGACCATCTACTTTATTTGTGCCACCAGATATAACTCGCCCATCGTCATCTA